ATCAGTTTCACAGTCATTATCGAATCCTTTCGGCATTCCATTATAACCATATGATAAGATGCGGTCATCTTTTACAATGACCGCACCCACCTTCAAACGCCTAGCGCGAGAGAGCTCTGAAACTCTCTTAGCAATATCAGCATAAAGCATTACGAATTTTTCTTTCATATTTAAGACCCAGTGGAACCAAACCCACCAGTTCTATTCATAAAAGGTTCTGGACGAGAATTTGTTTCAGAGAATGTGAACGTTTCATTGTTCACAACTTCTGCTTGACAAATTCGTTCATGTAGCTGGATTGTTTGTACAACTTTCGACGTATTAACCATAAGAGCATAAACCTGCTCTTGATAGTCAATATCAATTACACCTTCACTATTTGCAAGAATCAATCCTCGCTTTAATGCCATTCCTGAACGAGCATGAAGGCGAATTGAGTATGCTCGAGGAGCATGGAATAAACTTACTGGAATTTCAATCTTAAATATTAATCCAGTAGGAACAAGCAACCTTTCCCCAGGATAGATAGTCAACTCACGCGAATCTTTAGGAAGTAGTCTCTTAATTGGCGTATTATTTTCATCATACCCAGAGACTACATCACTAGCGGGAGAAAAAGTTAAATCGAAACAGGTTGAACCATTAGTGCCCCAAACTGGTGTCGGGACATCGGGCGACATCTTATAAAATTTCAAAAACATAATATACTCCAATTATTATTCAGTTTCGCGTTTCTTTTTACCAATATTGTACTTAGCCACTAGTTCCCAGTCATTCTTATCCTTGTGTGCGATAATTTTAATTTGAGAAAGCGGAGCCTTTGGCTCTTCAATCTTTTCTGGGGTTACTATTTTAATTAATGCCCACTCGGCTAGAAGATTGATGATTGTATTTCTACGCGCAACATCGTTTTCTACCATACTAGATGGCTTTCCATCTAGGGCAAAGAGTTCTTTGAAGTGAACAATGTAATACTTACCCTGTTTATGTAGGATATGGCAAGACTGATAAAGAACGTTTTCTTTCTTTGCTGCTACACCAATTCTGGTTAGAGTTTCACGAACCTTTAGAAAGTCGTCTTTCTCTGCTAGAGTAACCTCAATTAAATTTTCTACACTCATTTCAATCACCTATAGTTGTTTTTATTTTAATAATATTGATCTGTTCTTCAGTCAACATCTTGATAGTTTCTCTAGCCTTCCTATCAGAATAACCAAAAAATAACTTAACTGCATCCAGATCTTCTTGCTTTTCAGGCTGTTTAAACCATTTAGCATACGGTCTTTTAGCTGCCCGTATCGTATTTATAAAATAGTCGTACTGGGCGCGAGGATGCAACTCGTAGTTTATGTTCATATTATTAACGTACATCACACAATCTACATAATTTGAGAGTGCTTTGTTAACCATATACGGATTATATTCTTTAATTGATCCTTCTTCAGTAAAGATATCCTTCTTAGTTTGTAGGATACTTGGGACAATATCTTTAAATAAGTCCACTGTACACCTCTTCTTGAACCTTTCGATTATTTTTTTGCCTTTTATCCCAACACTCAATACAAGTAGATTGAAAATCTGCATTTGGATCAGAAGGAATTTGATTTTTACGAGTAGATTTAGACTTTGCGTAAAAATAATCAATCGGTAATAACTTAATGCACTGAGAACAATTTTTCTCAATTAGCATATAGTTAAAACCAAACGTTTTAGCAAAAAAGTTATTCGTATTTGCGATAGGTTCGGAAGAAACTTTTCTCCAAACACGGGCTAAATTATGTTGCCTATGTTTAATAGGCATTATCGCGCCACTTCACATTCAATCATAAGTTCAGTTAGGAACGCAAGAAGATTAATTTCTTGGTCAGCAACAAATGCTGATTGATACTGATACTTAGCGAGCAAGATAACCGCAACAGGAATAGTATCCTTCTTTAGGTTTTCATATAGTCCATCATAGATCTCACGATAGATTAGATTAGCATCATTATCAGAATTAGATGCAATCCACTTACGAATCTCAGTAAAGTTCTTATCGGCAAGCATGCCCATAAGTTCCTTGATTCGAGTGTTGGTATTTACTGAAAGAATTCCAGTATCGACCTTACCCGAAACAGAATAACGCTGTAGTTCATTTAGAACTCGACGATAGTCTGGAAAATACTTCGTGATTACTTCAGCGACAACTTTCGGCTCATAGGTTACGTTTTCTTGCTTTAGGATCTGCTCAACCCGCTTGAAGAAAGCGGTGGCCATCTTAGCCTTGTCGCCATTCTTCAACTTGAAGTCAATGATGGCGCAGCGAGAATGTAGCGGAGCAATAATTCGATTCTTAAAGTTACAGGTGAAGATAAAAGAACAATTACCTGAAAACTCTTCAATAACTCCACGGAATGCAGCCTGAGCGTTAGGAGTAAGGTAATCGCCCTCGTCAATAATAATTACCTTACGACCACCCATCAAGGAAACAGATGAGGCGAACCCCTTCACTTTCACACGCAGAGTGTCGATGCCCGACTCATCTGAACCGTAGATTAGGATATAGTCACAACCAATTTCTTCACACATTGCGCGAGCAACTGTAGTCTTACCAACACCTGCAGTGCCACTAAGAATCATATTTGGAATCTCACGCTTCTTTACATACTCCAAGAAAGGCTTCTTAAGGCTTTCAGGGAGTACGCAATCGTCAATAGTCCTGGGTCGATATTTTTCGACCCAGAGAATCATATCAATATTCATAATATAAACCTCAATTAATTTAAGGTAACAAATAAATTATTTGTTTTCAAAGACCTTATCATAAGTTTCGGCGAACTCAGTATCTTCAGCAATCACTTCCTGAACGTTACGCTTATGGTAGGCTCTAGCAAGTTTCTTAGCCATCTTAGGAGGAATTTCAAACTCCTCCTTTAGATCTGTAAAGATTTCCTTGACCAAATCCTGTTCTGCAGAAACGCGAGTCCAAGAGTTGCTGATTTCGGTGAACCTATTTTTAATTTCCTGTAGGTCAGCAGGAGTGTAACCGCGAGCCACGATTACTTACCGAAACTCGAGGAAGCCTGTTCGATGGCAATCCAGTAAGTCACATTCTTATTAGTGAACTTGCTGACACCAATCGCAGAAACTTTAACATCATATGCACCAGGAAGAACCTTTAGGTTTTCAACCTTAAGAACAGCCTGGAAAGAAATGTCAGAAGTGCCTTCAACCTTTACGCTAGCATCATCAACGATTTCGCCCTTTACATCCATAGCCCAAATGTTGATATCCTGACCCTTACCATCGCACTTAACTACGATGTTTGGGCACTTAAGAATCGAAGCAGTGCTGAAGATCCAGCTTAGGACTTCTGCTGAAAGATTAAACTTAACATCATAATCAGGAATATTAATATTCTTATTTGGGGGAGTTAGGATTAGGGTTGCTGGAGTATAGCGGAGGCGAACCTTACCTACAGAACGGCAGACGAGAAAGTCCTTCTCAAACTCAACTTCTGCGCCAGTCTTACTCTGAGAAACGATACCTAACATCTTGTTTAGATCGTAGATACCAAACTCGTTAGGAAACGTCTCATCAACACTCGCTTCGGCAAGGATAGCCTTGTTAGGCGAGATAGTACGAAGAGTACTTCCAGGCTTAACTACAAGACCCTGATTGATTGATGCGAAGTTCTTAAGAACCGACAATGTATTATCACTTAGTTTCATTTTATACCTCAATGTTTAAATAGAACGATTATTATAAATTAAATTGACCGCAAAGTCAACCTTTTCAATCAACACATCTAGCGAATCATTATTACTGATATCCAAATTTATATCTGAGCCAATCCAAGCCCACTCACTGTAGTGAACATTAGGATAGTTTTCGGCCATACCATAATAGTTAATCTTTTTATTGGTTTTGAGAGCGACATTATACCATTCAGGTTCATCACCGCGCTTAACTCTAATAATAACACCACCATTTTCTTGAATGGCTTTTATTTCATTTGGAAATCGAACGTCGGCAATAACATAGTTCTTGTCATCTGAGCAACGACGCTGGACGGTATGTACCCAAATATCAGAATGGAATACATCGCGCCCAGCTTCGGTGCCCATTAATTGTAGGGCTAGTCTCGGGGAGAAATCTTTACCAAACTTCTTAGACCAGAAAATATCTTTCTGCTCTCTCCATGCTCGCGACTCGGGTGTATCGCCTTCAAGGAGAGTGCGATCCCAGCCGAAGACGACTGAGACTGCATCCTTAACGCTATTAGCAAAACTTTCCTTGATGAAGTTATGACGCTCCACCAAGAGATCGGCGACGGTTCCCTTACCTGCCCCGATAAAGCCGACTAGCCCTACAATCACAGAGCGCCCACGTGATGTGCAACTGCGTGCATATCGCCATGGAAAGCGTATGTACCAATATGATGCGTCTTCATCCATGGGCACAACCAAATCTTGCCGCCCATATTACGCCACCACTGACAGAACATATAGTCTTCAGAAAGATAACGATCTGAGCCACCAACTTCTCTTTCTACTCCATCAACAACGATGGTCTGCTTACGGTCGACAACGGTATCAAAATATGCATGGATATAACGTGTACCATCAAAGTTAGCCTGTCCAACGTGGTCTGGCTTATAATTAAGTTCTGGATATTGTTCCTTAAACTTCTCAAATACTTCACGTTTAATTAGCATGTAGCCAGTTCCAATTTCTTGAACCTCAAGAGGCTCACCAACATTAAACTGACCAGTTCCAGCAACTGCATTAAAGACATAATCTCCAGCAACCTTTTCAAGTTCGGCGGGATTAATTTCAGGATTACGCTTAACTGCGTCTCTAACCGAAACCCACTTGATAGACTTTTTCGGGTAAGGTCCGCCGATTACTTCCTTATCCATAGCAAGAAGTGCGATAACATCCTTAGGATCGAAATGAATGTCGGCGTCGATAAACAACATGTGAGTCATTCCCGAGCGTAAAAATTCATCTACCAAATAATTACGAGCACGAGTAATAAGCGACTCATTAAAGATAAACGAAAACTGATGCTCTACGCCAAACTGCATACACATTCCCTTAAGGTCTAGGCAAGACTTAAGATACATGCCATGATTCATACCGCCATACATTGGCGTCGCAATAAAGAGTTTCTTCTTGCGTAGTTCTTCCATATTAACTTCTAACTTCATAATCATTCACTCCAGTTATAAAAAGCCTTAATTGTACTAATAATATTTTGTTGGTCTACAAGATTTTCGTTTTTGAACACATCTATATAGTTCATCAACACTAGAGAACTTCTAATATTTGAGACTTTAGTTGCGCGGCTATTCTTAAACTTATCATCTTGATCATCTTTACGATCAACATGACGCCGATCCTTTTCCTGATCGGAAGATTCAAGGATGATAATTTTAAAAGACTCGGGATATAAATCACCCAAACGCTCTAGCATCTTAGCATTAAAGATACGATCGCCTTCAAAGATTACATTGATATCTGCATTTTCATAATGAAGTTCAGTAAAGAACTTATCCGCATCAGGCTGAACCGCCATACTCAAACGATCCGTACCTTGAAAAATATTTCCATCATTCTCATATTTACCGAGAATATACAGGTTTAGTTTTTCGCTATACATAGCGTCTAAAAGTTTCTGCGGCTTAGAAACTTTCCAGTCGTCAGCCATAGAAATTAGTTTAAACATCAAAGTGGTCTTTCCAGTTGCAGGCTCACCACCCATAGCAATAACTTTAGTCATTGTAAAATAACCTCTCTCTTTCATTACGAAGTTTTACTGAATAATTATATTCGTTTTTAAAACACGCCCACTCTTTTTCCATCATGATAACTTCACCAGTTTTCAAATAGTGGTTTTGCTTTTCTTTTACCAATCCTACGTCGCCAGGATTACATTCTAAACGTAGATGTTCAGGTAGGCACTCTTCGCGTATCTTCCAAAACATTTCAAACTTATTACCCCATTCTTGTTCAGCATACTTGATACGATTATAAAACATATCCATGTATACATTTGGATATCTGCGGTTAGGGCGATGCCAAGACTTGTAGCAGCAAAGAGTACTCTCTAGCGTAAAATAACTTACATCATGGTGAGGTATTCTTGCTTTGGCTTCGCTCAATAGGATTTCACCTTCGCGCTCTAGCCATTCTAAAACGTTAGAGCTGTAACCAGGAAATTGAGCGTTGGGGCTATCCTTAACGTCATACCAATCTAGATCGTCTCTACCGAGAACTTTACATAGACCATTACGGTGAGATTTAGAACCGCTAATATCATCTAGAAACAAACTATTACAATCTAAATTAATACCTTGAATACGAAGATACTCAAGATACGAGAATGTAGATAGACGACCAAACGACATAAAGTTGTTACGAACGAAGTCCCAAACATTTTCAAAGTTCTTATACTTATCATTCGTATTAGTAAGACTATTAAACATTGCTTCTTGCGTACCGAATGGCTTTATAGCCTTCAAGTAAGATTCGACGCACTGAGGAAAACCAGTCTTACCGATTTTAAAATACTTTCTATCAGAGTCCCAACCTGAACCTGCTTTAAACTTTTTATGACTCTCATTCCACCAAGCCTCTAAATCATTTAGATCTAGTTCGTTTAGGTTTGGATACCTCTGATAAATTATAGAGG